TAAATGACAATGTAGTTGAACTAGATAAATTTAGAGACAACATATGGTTCGGGAAAGAAAAAAAATGATAGATAGAATAGTATATAAAATATTAGAGAGAATAAACCATTACTCAACTGCTTTAACTTCATGGTCATGGCAAAAGTTATGGTCTAATAAAAAGGAGGGTTATGGCTACAAAAAACGTAAAGGCAGATAATTGGGATGGTAAGTCTAGACCTACTAATAAGGCTTATGATGAAGGTTGGAATAGAATCTTTGGTCAAAAAGAGATTAAAGAATTAGATGAGTCTTTAAAACAATCTAAAGCTAATAAGAAAGAAAGGGTAAAAAATGGATAATGAACTAATAAAACAAGAACGTAGACAGTGGCGAGAGAATAGTTTGTTACAAAGTAGATCTATTCAACGGTTATCTGAGGAGTTAGATATGTTACGTAAACAAAAGGAAATGCTTCAAGAGAAGTTATTAAAGGTAGTTACTAATGATGGATGATAAAGACGCTATGGTCTACCAAAAGTTAATCGATAAACTAGAAAAAACTAACACGCCTAAGGGACCTAAAAAATCTAATAGATACAACTATATACAAGGAAAACAAATCACGGACCCCGGAACAGGAAAACGTGTTTACGAGATAAGTAATTATAGACTTCCTTCAGTAACTACGATATTAGGAGCCACCAAAAATCAAGATTTTATAAAAAAATGGAAGGCTAAAGTAGGTGAACAAGAAGCAGAACGAATTAAGAATCATTCAAGTTCCAGGGGGACCTGTATGCATAAATTTCTCGAACATCATGTTCTCGGAACTGGCTGTGTTGATCTTACAAGCATCGGACAAGAGGCGCGTCCCATGGCCGACAAAATTATCGAGATGGGTTTATCGGCAGTGGATGAGTATTACGGTTCGGAAGTTACGTTACATTATCCGGGCCTATACGCAGGTGCAACAGACCTTATCTGTTCACATAATGGCATGGAGACTGTTGTTGACTTCAAACAAAGTAACCGTCCGAAGAGGGAAGAATGGATTGAAGATTATTACATGCAAATTGCAGCATACGCCATGGCCCACGATCATGTCTACGGTTCCAAAATTAAACAAGGAGTTATCATGGTATGCACGCCTGATTTATATTACCAAGAGTTTAAAACTGACGGATTGCAATTAAGAAAATGGAAACATGAGTTTCTCAAAAGATTAGATATGTTTAATGAGTTACAACATGATGAAAAAGAACGTACAAAACCAATGAAACCAGAAGATTTTGTTAAGTGATAATAATGCAACATGTGGCAAAAATACATCAATTGTGTTCAAATCAAGGCAAGATTAAGGCACAAATTGTCGACACCGGGGGTGTCGCAAGGGTGTCGAAGGGGTGTCGCAAACCGGGTTTAGGTGTCGACATTTCATGGTTGTTTAGAACAATTCTAAGTTATCTGCGTCATAAGTGTACAAAATTAGGCCAATTGTCGACACCTTCGACACCCTGCCGACACCCTGCCGACACCCCCCCTGTCGACAAATTATGGTTAAATAACCTTTGGTATAAGCTACTTATAAGAGATAGGTATCACTTATTTACTAATGCCGACACCCTTTTAGATTTTAGCGCAAATGTAATAAAAAAAAATATAAATACCCTGTTAGGTGTCGACAATCGAATTAAGGCAAAAATATGATTGGCATGTTAATTAGCATGATGACAGAGAAAGATTTTTGGGATATATTTCACAACAAACATAACCCTAAATATCATGCAAAGAAAAAACAAACCCAAACATTTCAAAAAAAGAATAGAGCCAATCGTAGTAGAAGCAAAAGGTCTTCCTGACAATGTTAGAATTGGTTATAAAGATGTTAAAATTAAATATGTTAGACCCGATTATAAAAAATGGGAAATGACTGATTGTTTTGGAGAGTATGATTACAGACAAAATATTATACAGATACAACATGATTTGTGTGGACAAGAAAGAGCCAACACAACTATCCATGAGATAATGCATGCGGCCGTTCAAGTCGCTGGATTAAACCAAGAAAAAGCACCACTTGAAAAACCTGAAGATGAGGAGGCAGTTGTTAATCAATTAACAAATGTTATGATGGGTGTGTTTAGAGATAATGTTTGGTTAGTAGATATGCTTAAAAATCAATTAGAAGATTCTGAGTGAAAATCTTTCAAGTCTATTTCCTCTTCACTAACTTCTTCTGGTAATGCATCAACAACCTTCGCATTTAGAATCGGCGCGTAATCTTCTAGTATTTGTTTCATTTTTAATTCTAGTTCTGCCTCTGACATTTCTTCTAGCTTACCTGTTTTTATTATCTTCCGGTCTATATATAATCCTGCAGCCATGCCTCGGTTCTTTTCAGCGTTGGTCGCAGCAGAAAAAGCACCTTTCTTCAAAGCCTCTTCTCTAATCTTACCAAGTTCAGCTATATGTTTGTCATAAGTGACAGCGTATTTTTTAAGTTTCTCTTCTCGTAATGATCCAATGTATTGTACCACTAACGGAGATAGTCTAGGATTTTGTAATTCTGAGGCTTCAACACTGGCTCTCTTCTCACTATAGCCTGCTTCTATTGCAGCTTCTCTTGCCGTAGTTCTGCCTTCATTGAATACGATATATTCAGCAAATCTTTTTTGCATTTCTGTTAATCTTTTTGGAACACCCATCTTGACATTTTAAGGTAACTATCCTATATTGTCAATATGAAAGATGAAGACAAAACATTTGAAAACGAGACAGTAATAGATTTTAAAAAAGCAAAAGAAGACAGAGGTCATAATGATCTTGAACTTATTATTGAAAAACTACGTACTAGCGTAAAAAATCTTATGATGGTTAATGATAAACATAGATTAATGATTAGCCAAGAATTACAAAAGAATTTTGAATTAACAAAAGAAATAAAAGACTTAAAACAAGAACGATCAGATTATTATAATGTTAGTTAAAGATTTACAGCAGATATTAGGTCAGTTCACAGACAAGTTTGCAAAAGGACAAGGTAAAGTTGTTGGTAAAGGTAATGCCATTGGATTTGCTAGAGTCTATATTGACATGCAAAATGGTAGACTTGAAGAAGTTGTAAGAATAGAAGCACAAGAAAATAACATCATAGCAGCTAAAGAAGGTGTAAGATTAGTTCTTAAAACTGCCACGCAAAAACCAAAACTAATTTTATAGAAGGGAGTATTATGGAAATAACTGAAGAACAAAGAAAACAATTGTTGCAGTATTTATGGTCAAAACCGTATGGAGAAGTTGCACAAATTATAACTATGTTAGCGTCATTAAAGCCAAAAGTGACTAACAGTGTTACCTCTAAAAAGTAGGTGGGACCAGAGTCTAAACTCTATCAAAAATTACGTAAATCTTGGACTGATTTTTCTCTTACAAGGTTGGAAAACCTTAGTAATCTTGGTACTCCTGATGTATTGGCTAGTAATAGTAATGGCCACTTTTTCACTATTGAATTAAAAGTAACTAAGGGTAAAAAACTAAAGTTTTCTCCACACCAATTAGCGTTTCATATTAAGCATCCGCACAATACTTTTATCATAGCAGAGGCCCTCGGTCCGAGATGCTCTAATCGTTTTCAAATGTTCCGTGGTTCAAGAATCATGGAGCTTGAAGCTTGTGGCTTGGAGCTTGAAGCTTGTAGCTCAGGGCTTGAAGCTTGTCGCTTGTACCTCAGTAAGCTTGGGGCTTGAAGCTTTAAGTTCGAAAGGGAATTTGTGACCCGGGGCCGTGGTCTCCAGTGCCGAGCAATTCCTGGAGCAATTATTTCGTCTCGTAACCACGGTCCTTGGGCGGCTCGCATTGAGCTGCGCATAAGTGCGCGTTTCATTTTTCTTAATCCTACAATATCCTAGATCCAGGGACCTGTCAAGCGTTAATTGCTTGCAGCTTGGAGCTTGAAGCTTGATTGGCCAATTCATGAATTGGCCAGCTTAGGTGATGCTTGGAGCTTGAGGCTTGCAGCTTGCCTTCGAAATATTGGGGCTTGTGACTTTCTTATTGGTTTAAGTTTCGGGGCCTTTGAATCATGGCGCACGCACCAGCCGGTGCCGTTCTTAAAAAAATCCATGCTAGTGTTTACCATAACTAATGTTTGGAATCTCTTTATTCCAGCAAGCGCGGCAATCTAAACATTTTCCGCCCTGGCTGCCTGATGGGCAGGTCTCGGATCCATCGGTTACAACTGTTGAAGTATGGGCCCACGCCTTAGGCGCTGCGCCGTCAACCTTAGCACCTGATAACCTGATGATCATATTGTCAGGGACCATTGCAGGGTCTGGAAGATATGGACGTTCTTGTGTTGGCATCCAGTGCTTAGT